GGGTAACCATTGAGAAAAAATAATAAAAATGCCAAAAAAAAATCCAGAGTAATCGATCTTACACAAACAAATGAAATTCCACAAGTCTATAGAAATCGACTAAAGCCTAAAACAGAAAATCAAGCTAACTATATTAGAACTATAGTTGAAAACAGTATTACTTTCTGTCATGGTATCGCCGGAAGTGGTAAAACACATATTGCTATAGGTTTAGCTTTAGAATATTTACTTGATGAAAAAGTCAAGAAAATTATTATAACCAGACCAGTAGTAGAATCAGGAGAAAAAATTGGATATTTGCCAGGAACAGCAGAAGAAAAACTACATCCTTATTTACTACCCTTATTAGATGAAATTGCACATTTTATTAATCCGGGACAATTATCTGGTTTAAAAACAACTGGTAAAATAGAAATAGTACCTTTGGGTCTGATGAGAGGACGAAATTTTCATGATGCATTTATCGTAGCTGATGAATGCCAAAATGCATCTTACGATCAAATTAAAATGTTATTAACCAGATTAGGCAATAACAGCAAAATGGTTTTAACAGGAGATACTAGTCAGTCAGACCTACATAGACATATGCGTGGCGGATTTGCAGCTATGGTAGATGCCCTAACTGGAGTTGATAGCATAGGAATGTGTTCATTACAATGTGCGGACATTATCCGTAATCCATTGATAGGAAAAATATTATCCAGATTAGATAATTATGAATCAGAAAAGTAATAAATGTTTAGTACTAAATGCAGATTATACAGCATTAACTATAGTAGATTGGAAAAAAGCCTTTCTATGGTACTATAAATACATAAACCAAAGTTATGGTATAGAGATTATTGATTATTATAAGAATGACTGGATTTCAGGTGTTCATGATAAGAAATATCCCATACCAGCTGTAGCAAGAACAAAAAGATATTTTAGGTCTACTAATAATTATATCAATTTCTCTCGTAAAAATATTTTTATCAGAGATGATCATACATGTCAATATTGTGGGAATAAAAAGAATATATCAGAATTAACCTATGATCATATGATTCCTAAGTCAACATGGAATTATGATCAAGGATCTCCTACGTGTTGGTCCAACATAGTAACAGCGTGTATAACTTGTAATAGAAGGAAAGGCAATAGAACGCCAGCGCAAGCAAATATGCCGGTATTAAACCAGCCGTATAGACCAATAAAAAATCATAAGTACTTGCCAATCACCACCCACCTATCTAAGATAAGTGTAGAGCTTATACCTGAAGAATGGAAAATGTATTTGAGATAAAATATGGAAGATAATAATTTTGTTCTATTGAATTCTCTAGCGATGAAATGTCTTAATAGAGAAGAATATGCCGATTTTTTAACCGTTATGCAAAAAATTAGGGATCGTAGCTTGCCTGTTTTAGAGTATCTTAAAAATAATGAAACTACTGTTGAACAAATAAGATATCCTCACGATCTAGAATTACATATACGATATAAGCTTTTTCAGAATAATCAAAAAGGAGAGCAGGCAAAATTACTAGAGTATTCCGAGATACCTTTATTAGTCAAAATTCCACTGGATAAAGATCCCAAAGTCGTCATGCAAAATATTTGTGATTATATCGTTGGAATTAATAAATGAAGTTCATATCTAAGTATTCTAATAATAAAGAAGTTACTCCAGCACAATTTATCACAGAAATGATCTGTGAAAAGAAGGCACAATATAATCATGAAGATTTACACTTTAGATTCTGGACTACCAAGAAGTGGTCGGTTTTTTTCCGTAATCAGATTGCAACAGCAAATCAATTAGTCCAAGAGTTTGATCCTGTAGCTATAGTTAAAGCGCTGAAAAACCCAAAAGCTAAATTTTTATATTCGTTAAGAGCGCCATCTCTTAAAGGAATCATTAAAGAAGAACAAGAAATACTAGATTCTAAAAATACACAACTATCAAAAACTTTGGAACGAAAAGAAGTTGTGGAACATAAGAGACCAAACGTAACAAAAAACATTCTATCTAAACTCAAGGAACTAGACAATGACAGTTAAAGAAGACGTAATGAAGGATTTTGGTAGTAATATTATTTTATCTGGTAATTCTATAGTAGATAGAAAGTCTGTTATCATACCAGTAAGCCCATCACTAGATCTGATTCTACAAGGGGGTATACCAGAAGGAAGCTTTGTTGTATTTACTGGCCAGCCCAAATGTGGTAAGCTACAGAGATTGAGTAGTCCAATTTATACTCCTGACGGACCAAGCACAATAGGAAAAATGAAAGTTGGAACAGTAGTTTGCACACCCGATGGAACAACAGCAAAAGTAATCGGAATATATCCACAAGGCAAGCAAGATATTTATAAGGTTACGTTTAATGATGGCTCTTCAACAGAATGTGGATTGGAACATAATTGGACCGTAGCTAAAAATAATCGCCAAAGTGATTATATAACAATAACTCTAGAACAGATTATTAAAGAGGGATTGAGATACAATGATCGTTGGAAGTGGAAGATCCCATTAACAAAACCTGTTTATTTTAAGCAAAAGCATAAACTCATTATAGATCCTTATATTTTGGGGTGTCTGATAGGAGACGGAGGATTAACACAAAAAACTCCAAGATTTACAACCTCTGACAAGTTCATAGCAAATAAGTTTAGATCGTTTTGTCAACAAAAAGGATTATCTTTTAAACATATTGACAGATACGATTATACTATTAGTGGAAAAATTGACTCAAACATTCTGGTAAAAAACACATTAACTAGAGATCTCAAAAGATTAGGACTAATGGGTTGTAGTTCTCATCATAAATTTATTCCCACTTCTTATAAATATGCATCAGTAAGCAATAGGATATCTTTCATTCGCGGATTAATGGATACCGATGGATATAACAGCAAAGGTAAAAGAGCAGAATATACAACAGTATCGCCAAGACTGGCTTCTGATGTTAGAGAACTTTTAGAGGGGCTAGGCTACTCTGTTGTATCAACACTAAGGAATACTAAATGTAATAATAAGACTTTTCTTTCATATAGACTTTGTATTCATGGTAATGACATCAATCAACTGTTCAACTTGCCAAGGAAAAAGACCAAATACAAAAGAATTAAGCCCGACCTATGCAGAAAAATTGTTGATGTACAAAAGATCTCTAATGAAGAAGCTCAATGTATAGAGATAGACCATAAAGATGGACTATACCTAACTGATCACTTTATTGTTACCCACAATACAACAACATCACTCGACTTTTGTGCAACAGCTCAAAAAGAAGAGTACCAAGGAGATCTTAAGAAGCCACGTCATGTGTACTACCTAAATATTGAAGGTAGATTGAAAAAAAGAGATTTAGAAGGAATAAAGAATTTAGATCTTAATAGATTTGATGTTATAGGATCACAACAAGGTAAGATATTACACGCAGAAGAGTATTTGCAGATAGCTGAAAAATTAATTAATGAAGAACCAGGATGTATTCTAATTATAGACTCTTACTCAGCCTTATGTACAGAAGCTGAAATTACAAGCGACATGGACAAGATGCAAAGAGCAGACGGTGCTAAATTACTCGCCAAATTCTGCAGAAAGGTTGCGAACGTTATTCCTGTAAATAAGAATATTGTTATTGGTATTACTCACTTAATGGGCAATCCTGGATACGGTAATGTAGAGTGGAAAGAAAAGAGTGGACAGGCTATTGCATATCAAACAGATATTAAGCTAAGAGCCAAGTTTCATAAACCATGGACGCTAAGTGCAGATGGCGCTCAGATTGGACAAGAAGTAGAATGGCAAGCAATTTGTTCTGCGCTCGGTCCTCCGGGCGGTACTATAACTAGCTACCTCAGATATGGACAGGGTATCGACCGACAAACCGAGTTGGTCACACTGGCTGCTGATATGGGACTGATAAATAAAGGCGGTGCTTGGTATACTCTCGATTTTATACCTGATGAAAAAATTAAATTACAGGGTATTGAAAAGGTTAGACAATATCTAGTAGACCATCCAGAACGATATGATGAATTATACAAACTAGTTAGGAATACTATTGGTATCAAATGACCGTAAATGATCTTGATGGTAACTCGATGAATTGGCAACTCATTGGACATACTCCAAAAATTGGTGCTGCTAAGTCATCATTACATTTAAAGGCTAGAAACATATTATCTGCATTATATCCTACAATGCAAGTATTAGAAGAGGTTCCGATATATATACGTAGATCAGAAGTTTTATATCTAGATTTTTATCTACCTTTAAAAAAGATTTGTATTGAAACTCATGGCGAGCAACATTATAAGTTTGTAAGCCACTACCATTCTAATGCACTAGGATTTATGAGACATAAGAAACGAGATAGAGAAAAACAAGAATGGTGCGAAATTAATGGAATAACATATATAGAGCTACCATTTAACGAAAGTGATGAATTATGGATACAAAGAATAGAACAGCAAAAGAACAATTAGATGAATGGGATCGTATTCTAGATGAATATGAAAACTCTATAGGCTTATCCGCATATAAGTCCGATCTATTTCCAGAGGATGAAATCAGTTTATATTTTTCCATGAGCAGAGACCATATTGAAAAACTAAATCCTGAAGATTGTTTACAGATTGCTTATCGTTTAGGTCAATTTGCACTACATATGCAGCGTAGTACCAATCGTGAAATAGCAAGACATAATTGGGCAGATGAGACTATCAAGGAGGTAATCGCAGATGAAATCAATAATTATAAAGGGTATGGCTTTTTAGAGAAGTCTTTGCAGGCTATAAAACATAATGTCAAAGCAGAGTCATTAAACAAGATTAAGAAGTATGCCAAGCAAAGATCAGATAGATTGTCCTATTTATCTGGTAATGTTAAAAACTTGTCAGACATTCTCATGATGGTATATAGGTCAAAGAACAACATTAGGAGCTAGTAATGATACTTTCGGATCCAGCAGCAGAAAGAGCTGTATTGTCTGGTATTTGTAGTTATGGCGAAGAAGTATATTTGGAAATTGCTGATATTATTAAAGAAACATGTTTTACTATAGATAGCAATGCTATAGTATATAAGTGCATTAGACATATATACGATAAGAGCAATGCTTTAACTCTTGATATAGCGTCTATTTATTCGGCAGCCAGCGAACTAGGTGTTTCTCATATTCTTAGCAATAAAGAAGAAGCACAGCATTTAAAGGCTATTCTCGATTTTCCTGTTAATAAGGATAATATCAAAAAGTTTGCTGCTAAAATTAAGAAACTAGAAATAGCTAGATCACTACATAAAGAATTAGAAAACGTACAAGATAAAATACTAGATATTAACGGCAGTGAATCTGTAAGCGGAATTGTTGGTATTGCTGAAGAAGCCGTAATGAACTTTGGTAATACGCTAAATGATATCGATAATAATCCAGTATTGATTGCCAAAGACCTTAATGAATACATGGAATATCTAGCTTCTCATCCTATTGATCAAGTTGGTATCCCAACAGGATTTCCAATTTATGATCAATCTATAGGTGGTGGACTAAGAAGAAGCACAGTAAATGTTATTGCAGCAAGACCCAAGACTGGCAAAACCTTACTCGTAGATAATATGGGTTTTCATATTGCTAGTAAGCTAAAAATTCCAGTGCTCAATCTTGATACAGAAATGACAAAAGAAGATCATCTTCATAGAATTTTAGCTATGGTTAGCGAAATAGAGATTAGGGATATCGAAACTGGTAAATTTACATCGTCTGAAGATAAGAAGAATAAAATCAATAAGGCCGCCGAAGAGTTGAAGAATGCCCCCATATATTATAAGTCGATTGCTGGTAAAGCGTTTGATGAACAACTATCTATTATCAGAAGGTGGCTCATTAAGCATGTTGGCTTAAACGATAATGGAACAGCAAAAGATTGTGTCATTTTCTATGATTATTTAAAACTCATGGATACACAAGGTATGTCACAAGATTTAAAAGAATATCAGCTACTAGGCTTTATGATGACACAGCTGCATAATCTTGCTACACAATATGAAATTCCGATAGTGGCATTTGTACAGCTAAATAGAGACGGTATTACAAAAGAGAGTACGGATACAGCGAGCGGTTCAGATAGAATTATTTGGCTATGTAGTAATTTCACTATTTTTAAGAGAAAGTCCGATGAAGAAATAGCCGAAGATGGTCCTACTAATGGAAATAGAAAGCTAGTACCCATTATTAGTCGCCACGGCGGTGGCTTGGACGATAATGATTATATCAATTGTTATATGAAGGGTTGGTGTGCCAAAATTACGGAAGGTAAAACAAAGTTGGAATTGACCCATAATAAAGGTAAACAATCAGAAGGATTTGTATTAGATGATGAAAACAATGAAAAAATCGAATTCGTATAATCAGCAACAGTTAAAATTAGTGTGTGATGAGTTATGTGACAGAATCGAAGATTTATTTGATTCTTTTGGCTTAGAGTATCGTCTTAATAACAAGATGTACACGATGAGTTGTCCTATTCATGGCGGAGACAATGCTGCCGCATTGAATATATATCATATAGGAGATAATTA